GAACAACTGTTCTTCTGATACTACCCTGAAACGTATTTTTCTTTGCTTGGCGTATGCATTCGCGGCCTCCCATTTGGCCATGTTTATCACAACTTGTTTTTTCTTCGCCTGACTTTTACCAGCATATTCCATGGAGGCCTGACTCATTGGTTTTACTTCAACCATCTCTGCGTGTTTCCTTCCTTGTTTGTCCTGATACACTATGAAGAAGTCAGGTACGTATACGGTGTACTTGCCAGTGAACGGGTGCCTGTAAGGAATCTTAATTGATTCACTAGCCCATTGGTACACGTTTGGATGTTCATCACACAATCTCATGAAAGAGTGTTCCCAACTTGACCTATAAGTGGGTGTTTTTGTTCCCACGTATTTCTCTTTATTCTTGGGAGAGAACTTGCCCCTAGCAAATCTCGGTAACATTAGTCTATGATGTTTCTAGATACCGTCTCTTTGGTGGTCAGTGTTTTCCTTACACCTAACCTACTTGACTTATATCTGTTGGCGTTTAGTATTATTGTAATTAACTCAGACAACAGTGCCGGTGTGGCGTATGTCAATTGATCTAAAATCTGCTGAGGTTTGATATTGTCTATTTTTGCTTGTGACATAATTGCATACGTAGTCGCTTCCGCGGCCTCCCTTGAAAAGTTTCTCTTCACAAAAAAAGCAATAGTGCTGTCGTATTCACCAACGTTGAATTGAAAATCTGTTTGATAAGCAGTAGTCGTAAGTTTATCAATTGTATTTTGCAGATCGTCGCTGTCTTTAGGTGGTAAGTTTGTATAGAATTCGGCCATTATAATGTTGCTTTCTCTGTTGCTATTGACACATCTTGTGTTTGTCTTTCAATCTTTACATATCCTTCTGTGACCAATTTCCTAATATCCGTTATCGATTTACTAGTGTACACATTTTTCACATTTGTAGACGATGCTTCATACTCTAGATTAGATTCTGCCACTGTAAGTCCTTTTCGAGATCCTATGTCTCGGAAATACAATGCGGCGGCTATCTCATCTCGGACGCTTTCATTGTTTGATACAAGATTAAAAGATTCGTCTGGACCTAGGAAGTTCACGTTGTCCACTGAAGAATTTGTTATCACTGTGTTGTCGGCTTGTTGATTATTGTCGGCTGTACCCCTGGCAGATGCTATCGCAACGCCCGCCGCCACTGCCGCACCCACACTGAACTGTGCTACAGGATTTGTAATAGTTCCTGCTTGTTTGCCAACTTCAAGCACACCTTTCTTGGCAATACCTTTTAATTCTTCTTTGACGTCTGACTTTTTGATTTTTTTTGCATTGTTGTAAGTGTTAGATGCTGATATTATTGCACCAAGGATGTTTCTATCATTGACATTCCTAATCACTGAGCCTATGCCGTCTACAACACCACCGGGACCAAAGATACTGTTTGTGCCTCCGCCCAACACAGTCAAAGGACTAGGTGACTTATCATAGTTTATTGTTGCAAAGCCTTTTGGAGCGTTCGCGTGTATGATTCCTGATTTATATATTACTGTCTCATATAAAATTTGCATGGTGTTTTGTAGAACACCACCGCCGTCTGCCTGGTCTAGATTGTCATGCGAGAAGGAGCCGATCACAGGATTCACCAAGGTCATTGAGGTAAATCTTTGTTTGTGTAATACAAAAATTTCTATGCCTTTTAGATATGGTTTTCCTGTTTGTGCTGGCGTGTCCATACCAAATTTAGTTGTCTTTCTATCACTACCAAACTTGTAGTAATCGTCTTTGGTGTTGGATATTGTAAGGTCTGTATTCATGTTGATCGAATCTGCGATATGATATTCGTAATATTTCTTCCAGAACGCATTAACAGTGTCTGCGTGGTCATCGTGGAAAGTTATATTGACCGGTTCGTAAGCGATCCTGGTCGCGGCATACATTTTTTTGTTGTATTGTACTTTTTCTTCAACACTCATGTTATATTTTGGTAGGTCACAGGCCTTTACTAACATGTTTAGTTGATATCTCTCATTGGAGACGAATCCTCCTTGAAACAATGTCTCATCTGTGTTGAAGACCACATGGAACAGAAACTTCTGTTTTGGCATCAACCTGAAATTGTCGTCTAAATACAACCTCGATGCGTGTTGGTAGTCTTTCATACCCGGTAATCCGTCTTGGAAACCTTGTAGCAAATTGTTTATACTTGGCATACTGTTATTTATAGTCACAAAAAAAGCGCCATATAAAGGCGCTTTTCATGTTTATAATTGCTAACTTAATTTTGTATTACTGTCCACCACCTGTACTTAGAGTACCGATAGTTCTAGCCACTGCTGTTCCAATTCCTGTTCCTGTTGGAGTTTGGATTGCGTTGTCGTATCTAATTGACATCGTGATAGTTACTGGCTCTGAAGTTTGGTATGCTAGTGTGTTGTAGTTCACGTTCTCAATGTATGCACCATACAATTCGAATGTTTCTAAAACATTTGGTGCACTTGCGCCGTTACCACCGTCTAACATTTCAATTCTAGTTGTGAATTTGTAATCAATACCAGAAGCCGCACTTGATTGTTCAAAGAAGTCGAACTGTTTCTGTATCTGCTCACCAACTAGTTTAGTGACTGAGTTATTCACGTCATCTCTTAAAGTGATTGTGATTGGATCCCAAGTGTGTTTACCAGCAACATAAACTTTTGAGTTGTACACGTCTAATGTTACGTTGTCAAAAGTCAAGTTTGGTCTTGTTATGTCCATAACTTGTTTTGTTAGTTCTGATCTTGGTGTTGTTACTCCAAAATTTTCCAGTATTGCTCTAAAACGATACTGTAGTTTTGGCATCAACAAACCTTGTGATGCTGAGCTTTGATCGTTTGCTAGTGGTACTGTAAATTTTGATAAAGTTGATATTGCCATCTGTTTCTCCTATTTATTCAAAATTAGTTCCCTAACTTTGCAATTTCTCCTGTGTTTTTGATTCTCAACGGTATGTAAATGAACTCAACCGATTTGATCGGCTCAATTGCAATGTCTACATACAATTCATTTCTGTCTATCCTTGTAGATGTGTTGTTTGTGTCATCACAAACTACTAGGAAGTCGAATAACGCTCTTTGTCCAACTAGTTCCAACAAGAATGATTCAACTGCTTGTTTGATTTCATTTCTTGTCAATTCATCATTTGGTTCAAATATGAACGGTTTCGCAATAGCATCTAATTGGTTTCTTAGGTACACTGCTAATCTTGAAACGTTTATTCTGTCTAAGGCCGAACTTGCAGTTGTTTTTGTCAAGTTACCGAAGTTTACAATTCCTGCTCCTGCGAAGAAAGTAATTGGATTTATCTTCACTTCATGCATCGAATCTCTCACTGACTCCGTAACAGATATTGTTTCAAATTCTCCAGTACTTGCATCAACGTAACCAACTGATGTTGCGTTGTCAACAACACCTCTTCGTGTTCCTGATGGTGCGAACCATGGGAAAGCGATGTTGTCATTGTTTGCTAAAGTTCTCATCATCATGTGTGACGGTGGAACAACAATGTTTTTTCCTGCATTGTCTGTTGTAAAACCAGAAGGATAAAACACACCCAAGTAATCACTTGAGCTTACTAGGCCATCTTCGCCATTATCTAATGCACTGGCTGTGTTGTTAGCGTAGTTTTGTATTTTAGTTGAGGTACCTTCTAATCTTAAAGGCGTGTCTCCAACTACAAACGCTGTGTTGTTTCTATCTGTGTTTAAAGAAAGCATGTTTGCGATCAACTCTGGATAGCCAGGTGTTGCAATAACATTGTAACCTCTTTGGTCTTCTCTTATTGCTTGGTTAGTGTCGATCTCAGATTTTAATTGTTCAACAATTACTTTTCTCTGTGCTTTTCTTCCAAAAGATCCAGAGCCGTCTGAGTTGTTGCTAGATTTAGTCACCCATCTATCTGGGAAGTAAGTTGAAACTGACTCGTTGCTCTTTCTAACGTTTCCTAAACCTGCTGATCCGCTTCCAGGATATTTTGTAGTTGTGATGTAATTGTTTTTGTATTCTTTGACATTGTAACCACTTCTTCTTGTGTTCCATGCTAATATACCTTGTGGGTAATTTGCAGGATCTGGTGCATCTGGATCTAAGAAGTCATCACTTAAAAGATCCTTGATTGTGCTGAATGTACCAGCACCGCCTGTAGATAATGAGTCTGCCTTTTCTGCGTCTGTGTGTAATCTCAGATCAGCAAAGACAATACCATCTTCAGTGGTTTGGTCTGCTTTGTCAACTAGTTCAAACGCCGCACCTGTTGTAGTTACTGCAACCTGGTTTGCTGTGTTTGTTGAACTTAAAGTTGCTGATGTGTTGTATCTGTAAAGTTTTGGATAGTTTTCTAGGTCACTAGTGTCAATCCATAAGTCGTTAGTTACAAGTGCAGTACCATCTGACTGTGTAGTTGGTGCTGTTGCACTGAACTGTGGACCATTTGGATCTGTTGTTGCGTACACTTGTGCGTACCCTTTCCAAGTTGTTCCGTTGTGTACCATTATGTCTGCTTCGTCTGTAGAAGTGTCATACCATAATGTGCCATCTGCCGGTTCTTGTGTCGGAGCACTTGTTGATGCAGTGTAACTTAATCTCTTCCAGTTACTTGCCATGATACCTGTGTTAGCACTTGAGTCAATGCTGTCACCTGTTGGTAGGTCATACAAGTTGTCAAGTAAAGTTGTGCTGTTGGCTGTGAATGTTCCATAAGCGTGTGCCGTCGTTGCACTGAAACCTGCGTCTGCTAATGGTGTTCCTGACGTGTCAAACATTCTGAACTCACCGCCCAGTTTGTGCGTCATGGTGATTGCACCTGTGCTTAATTTACTTGCACTAACATTTGTTAAACCTGCACCGTTTACTGCCGCGATAAAGTCATCAGCACCTGTACCACCTAGTGTTACTGTCACTGCTGAGTTTAGTGCTTCTTGGTTTTTAACAGATTCTTGTATTGTAAAAGTCTCTGAACTTGTAAAACTTGGTGCAGTTGTGTTACTTGTAATTGTAGTAGCACCACCTTCATATCTGAAGAATTGGAAGTCTGCAACGTTTCCTGTTGAGTCTACGCCTGCTAAACTATCTGCTCCGATGCTTTCTTCAGTTACGTTGAATTGTGCGTATAAGTCTCCCACGCTAAGACCTGTTCCACCATTTGCTGGATCTAGTTTGAAGATTGCTTGGTGGTGGTTAGCATGTAGTGGACTAGCAACTTGTGAGAAACTAGAACTAGATGATGCATAAAGTTTAGCCACTAAAGCCGCACCTGAGTTTGCACTTGTAGTTTTAAACCAAACCGAACCGTTTGGTCTGTTCTCATCTGCTGTTTTCCAAGTTGGTCTTGAAGTGTGTGCCGCTTGTAAAAGTTGAACACCATTGTAAGTGCCTGCTGTTATTCCTAATTCAGCCAAGACACCGTTTCCTTCTTCAATTCTAATTGTGTTAGCACCCGCTGTTGAGTCACCTAAAAACTTACCGTTGTGGAATATCTCTAGGTTACCTGTTGTGCTGTTTACACTTCCTGTAACGTTTGTCACGTTAGATCCAATCGCTGTTGCAACATCTGATAATGCTGTACCGCCCGGAGTTATTGTGATACCGTTCATCACGAAAGTGTTACCACTTGTTACTGTTGTTCCTGAAGCAACAGTGAAAATTGGCAACGAAGTGTGCCAATCTGTTGATCCAACATGTACCCAAGTGTTACTTGCGGTTTTCTTATAGATCTTGTTTGTTACGTGTGTTGTGTTGATTGCGTAATCACCAATTACACCGATTGAAGTTTTTGGTACACCAGTAGATACCCCACCTACTAGATCACTTGTTGCAGTGATAAGTGTTGGAGTAATTGTTGTGAATGTTTGATTAGTTTGTGACCACTCAAATAAACCATAACTGCTTGATGCAAGGTCAAACCAGTATGTGCCATCTGCCGGATCCGCCGTTGGTGCTGATGCACTTCCAGTCAATTCCGCTGTGTTCACGTTTGCTCTAAGTATGAATGCTCTGTTGGCAACTCCTAAGAAACTGTAAGCCGCTTGTAGACCGTATTCGTTCAATTCATAACCGTGTAATGGATTGCCGGATGCGTCTTGATAGAATTTTGGATCACCAAAAGTCTCTGTTAATTCTCTTTGTGATGAGATTAGGTATGCAGTGTTGGCGTTAGCAGTTTGTGTACCTGCCGCAGTGCCGTCGCCTGCTCCATTTTGCTTATCCTGTGATGATGCTACTATGAATAAAGGTGTTGTACCCGCATCTGATGGTACGTAGAAACTTTCGTTTATTACTGAAACCTCTACTCCTGGTGATGTTAATGCCATTTTTCGTATTCTCCTTGCAAGTTACGTATATACTAGAGTTATTTATTCAATCGTATGGTTTTTACGACAAAATTTACCATTTT